CGTCTTGAAGCCAATAGCCGCTAACCCGCATGTATTTCCCGTCCGGTATGACCATGATTTGCTCAACCTCCATAAGCTCGCGCTCGTCCATTCGACGCAGCATGTCAGCCACGTTTTTAGGGTATGGCGCGGCTCCGCCCATTGCCCGCCACCATTGTTGCGCCTTTAGGCCAGCAAAGCCTTGGTGCTCTGGGCATATGTACTCGCGATAATTCGCAAACCCGCACATATACTCAACGCAAACGGAGTCGGGCTTGCCGTTCTTTCCGGTATTCCGGTTGTGCATCCGCACCTTTACCGGAAACCACTTTTTCACAATTTCTGACGTGAGCACGGGCGCTTCAAAGTCGGCCTTTCCGCCGTGCTTCGGCTCCTCGTCAATCGGCCACTCGTGGCCGCAGTTCGTGCATTGGTGGATTGCCGCAGGCATGTAGGAGTCGCACGACGGGCATATCTTGGTAGGCGCCTCTGCATCCTCGCGCTCGCCGCCCGCCTTCTTGGTTCGGACGCGGACACTATCGACCGGGCCGTGCGTCATGATGTTGTTTGCGAAATCGAGGACAAGGCAATTCTCTTTCCCGTCCGCTTTGCGGGTTCCGCGGCCAAGCATTTGCACGTAGAGGCTTGTTGACATGGTCGGGCGAAGCAACGCAATCAAATCGACCGAGGGCGCATCAAAGCCAGTAGTAAACACTTGGCATCCGACGAGGGCGCGGATTTTCCCGGCTTTGTACGCCTTGAAAATCCGGTCGCGTTCTCCGCTCGGCGTCGTCCCGATGACCATTTCCGCGTTAACGCCGAGGCGGCGAAGGTGCGCCAACACATTGCAGGCATGCTCGACGCCAACGCAAAAGACGAGCCAAGAGCGCCTATCGGCGCCTATCGAGACAATCTCCCGGCAAGCGCCGGATACGATTACATCCTTGTTCGCCGCGGCTTCCAACTCGCCGACCTTAAAGTCGCCAGTCCCGCCGAGGCGCCCGACGTTTGAGGTATCGATTTTGTGCGCCGCGCACCTCGACGCGAAGGGAGAAACCAACGGCGACAGGTATCCATCCGCAATCCCGGCCGCGATGTCGTAAGAGTAGACCGTTTCGGTGAATAGCCTGTCGGCGCCCTCGTCGAGGCGCCCGCAGTCGAGGCGGTACGGCGTAGCGGTGAACCCCACCACGCGAAGGTCGGGAGTCTCTTCGCGCGCTCGTTCGATGAAAGTCAGATATTTTCCGTTGCCGGACGCTGGTACGCGATGGCATTCGTCAATGATGATTAGGTCCCGCCGACCGAATAGGTCGGCCCGCTTGTATACACTATCGATAGAAGAGAAAACGATTTGGCTGTTCGTGTCGCGGCGGTTCAGCCCTGCGCAGTAGATACCAAGTGGCGCTTTTGGCCATGCCTTAAGCAAGGCCTGGGCGTTCTGCGAGACAAGTTCCTTGACGTGTACAAGCATGATTACGCGCGCGCTTGGCATTGCGGATAGCAGTCGCTGCGCAAGACTCGCGATAACCAAGCTTTTCCCCGTGCCCGTTGCCATATCGACGAGCGGATTGCATCCGTTTCTCCAAGCTCGCGCGATGGAGTCCACGGCCTCGGTCTGATACCCTCGGAGTTCAATCAAAACGTCATCACCGCTGTTAGAGTTGCCGCCGCAATCCAGTAGATGGCGCGTCGCCAGTCACCATAGAAAGCGTATGTGCTGGCAGACGCGAGGTTGATTGACATGCCGACCGCGGGCATCAGCCAGCGAGGCATTTGAAAAGCTGTTCTTTGGTTTCGAAAATGCGAGTGGCAAGCCCGTACATCAGGTCGTAGCGTTCGGGCTCCCCGTCGAGCAGCACGTAAACAGTTTTGCCCTGTCCCAGGCAGTAACCCAACTCGATACCGGCCGACTTGCCACTAGGCATTACGACAATCGCAATGTCGCAGCGGTCAAGATGATACTTATCAAACGCAAGGGCGTGCTGTGCGTGGTATCCATTGATTGCCTCAACGTATGTCCGGCCGCGCTCTTTCTCGTACTGTTGCCAAATCGTGTCCGCGAATTCTCCGGCCGAGTGCCAATCGTCGAACACGTCGAAACCGAAGCAACGAAGCTGTATCGCTAGCGGCCGAATGTTTGGGTTTTTGAGCGCACCGATAAGGTAGATTTTCTTCATGCCTGGACTCCATTAACCCACTGAGTTCCGTCAACTAGCGCATACGCAATCCAATCGTCGCCGCTGTCGTTCTGCTCGCCAGGCACAACGTCCTTGTGATACAAATGGTCGCGGCACCCGGCCTTCTGCTGGTCAATTGGAAGCTCGCAATCATGCAGTTCGCATTCCCAAACTGCGTCCTCACTCTCGGTGATTACCGGCGTCGAGTGCGTGCATGTGCGGCAGTGGCGCCGGCCAAACGCTTCGCGATGGCACACGGGCTTTGCGCGGCAGAACCGGCAAACGAAAGCCTCGGGGTTTTCCGACGCGCGCTCCGGGGCGAGGGGAGCGTTGATAATGTTCGCGAGTCTCCCTTCCATCCGCATGACGGCAACCGCGTCATACGGAATGACCTCGGCGTAAAGCTTCGACGTGTTCTTGTTTTTGGCGAGGTAGAGCGCGAACTTGCGCCCGCGGAGGTGGCAGTAATATTGACACTGCCAGTAGTGCGCCGGCTTTGATTTCTGCACGCCGTCCTTTTCTAGGCTCTTGAAGCTTCTGTCATTGTGGGATTTGGCCTCGACCACGTGCACGACGTTGTCAATAAGCGCCTCTCCGTCGAGCTTTCCTCGCACGTGCCCTCCGAGGGCGAAGACCTTGAACTGTTTGCCTGTGTCTGTATCCTCACGCGCGACAAGAATGCCGGCGCGTTCGAGGTCGTCGAGTATTTGCTTCTCAGCATAGTGGCCATCCTCGAATATGCGTAACTTGTCCGCGGTGAATATTTCCTTCTCGGCCGCCCAGCGGTGTTCGTACCATAGCGAGCGGTCGCAATCGCTACCAAGCGCACCGATTGATATACCAACCGAGTCCCAGTTTTCGGACGCTGCAACCTTGGCCTTGCTTATGAGGTCGAGAATTGACAAATCAAAACCTCCGAGTAAGTGAAAGGGTGGGCTCCCGGGATTCCAACCCCGGGTGTCGCTTGCCCTAGCGTGTGCCAGCGATTCCCGGTTTCAAGACCGGCGCTAACGACACAATTAGAAAGGTAGGCTTTCCTTAGGCCGCACGATTTGACGCGGCTGCGCTTGAGCCTGCTGCGGATGCGACAGACTTGCCCGCGGCTGCTGCTTGAAAGCCGAGGGCTTTTGGGTGGGAACAATCGAGGGCGCCACCATCCTCTGGTATGTCGGCCTCTGGCGCGGCGTGCCGTCCTTGCCGGGCTTGGTCTTAAGCGTGACGTGAAAGAGCTTGTCGTGCAGCTCGGTCAGATCGGAAACCCCGACTAGCCCGGTAGCCTTGATGACCTGACTTAACTCTTGCCGACCGTACAATTGCAGGTCTTCTCGCTCGTTAATCCAACAGGGATTTGAGAAGATGACTCGTCCGGCGAGCTCGCCCTCTTGGATGGTCAACTGAAGGCTCGCGCGGATATTGTTCTCGTTATTACGTTCCGGCTTAAGGGCGCTTTCCGTAATCGCGACAAGGTACTTGCCGTCCGGCAAGTCGCCGTAATCGGGCTGCGGCACGTCAGCAACGTTGAAGGTTTCGCCTAGATTGGTAGTCAAATTATACAAGTGCCTTCTCCTGGGTTACGTTAGGGGGGAAAAATTGGGACAATGCCGCATACCCTTGGCCGAGGACGTAGGGTGCCTCGGGTGGCATGTTGTAGCGGTTGCCAGCGTTGTATGACGGTCGGCCTTCCAGGTGCATCCAGCGCTGTGCCGTGCCCGCGGCGACTTTGCGCTTGCCCCCAAAACCGATTTTCTCCTCTTGCACGCCCGGCTTTTGGTTGAGAAACAGAATGATATCCATATCGTTCTGAATCATCGCGTGCGCGGTCTTGTGCAGTCGAAAATCAAAGCGCGAGTAGCTTGCCGACCGCGGGTCGTCGAAACGGTCTACCTCTTCATGACCGATTAGAATGACGTTCATGCCCTTTTCGGTGCGGAGTAGATTCAGCCCGACGAAAAGCTGCGCCCAGAATACCGTGGCCGCGCCATATCCCTTGCCGTACTCGACGCCTGGAACGCTGTCCCACTTGTGGACCGCGCAGGTGTGCGCCCAAATGAGGTTTTCGAGGCGGTCAATCGAGTCGATTACTACCGTCTTAAGGTCGTGCGCCTCGCGGTACAGAACGCGGACCGCCTCGATTACGTCATCCCACGAGTCGATTTTTCCGAACGACGTGATTTCGTCTAGATTTTCCCCCTGCTCGGTTTGGATGAAGACGGCGCCGGGAAACTCGGACGCCAGAGTGGTCTTTCCCATCTTTGGCGGGCCGTAGATTAGCGTCCGCGGTGGGAAGGTCGCCTTGACCTTGCGCAGCGTTGATAGACTTACTGCCATTCTTGATGACTCCTAGGGATGTGAGGACGGTTCGGATTTGGTCGCAGGTGCGCGCGACGTGGTGCGGGATGCCGATAGAACCGCAGTACGATTGGAACTTTATTTGTTCTGCCGATAGCCTTCCTTTGGAACTTTTTAGCTCTACATAGGCCACAGGCACGGTCGGCGAGTGGACTATGATGTCCGGGAACCCGGCTTGAGTGCCGGAAAGCTTCATTCTGATAGCCGTCGCGGCGTGCCGGAACCCCCCGTTAGGGCTGTGGTGAAAGTAGGAGCCCTCGGCGCGCGCCGCCTTATATAGGTCGTACGCGAAGCGCTGTAGCTGGTCTTCTGTGGGGTTGCTCATAGCTTTACTAGGTGGCCTATTGACCCCCACCCCGTCAACACGTGAATTAAATTTTGCTTGACTATTAATGTGCGGCGTGCGAAAAGGCCGCAGTATTAATGAAGAAGGAGAAGGTCATGATCGACTTATCCATGAATTGGATTCCGCAGCCGACCCTCGGTGATGCCATCCGGGCGAACCGGGAACAAAAGGGCATATCGCAGGGAGACCTTGCCGATGCGATTATGAAAATATCCGGATTTGAAGAGCACGATCGGCGCCGCCGGAATGCTGTTCAGGTGGCGCTAAGCGCCCTTGAACATGGCGTAAAGGGCAAGCGCCCGGAACGGTCCCAGTACTTGCCCGCAATAGAGCGGGCCCTGGGTGTCCCGCTGCGTGCTACAAACGGGCATGATGTTAGCGGCCCGGAACTCGCCACGGTTGCCCTAGCAGAGTCGGTCGGCACGGCTAAGCCGTTCGAAGCAGCCTTAAAGGCGCTTCATGCCCTGAGGCTAGATAGGGCCGAGGCTCTCGACGGTGCACGGGGCGAGGAAATGCGTTGCGCCATCCGCCTCATCCAACTCTGCCACGACATAGGCGAGGAATGGGCGCCTTAAGAACAAAAAAAAGAGGGCCCCTCACGGGGCCCTTAGTCTTGGGGGGGGGTCTCTTCTAGTGGGGAATGGGGTGTCCGCTAGCGCTCCTAGTGGGATAGGATGGCGGCCGCTAGCGTTCCCCACTTGCCGGACACTCTGTCGCCGACTAAGCCTATGACCACGATTACAGTAGCAAGCATGATGCCGAGAAGCGCGGTGTATTCAAGTAGCGCCGCGCCGCTTTCGTCTCGCAGTAGTTTCATTTTGTCACCTCACAAAGCGGAACAACACTTTGCCGGAACTTTTGTTCCGCGTCAACATGGATTAGTCCACATGTTGAATTGATTGGTGTATGGCTTGTTAAAATTAAACGCGTTCACGGCTGCCTTCTGTCCGTCGCCAAACGTCGTGAACTCTCCGATATATTTTGGGTCCTTGTATATGGACGTCATGATATCAAGTAGCGATAGCGCAACGTCATAAGCTTTCGCCAGCGTCGGATATGGTCCGAAAGTGTTGGTACGAGTAACCCACTGAATAACCTGATGCGGCGGGTTCCCTGGGATTGTGACGATATTGTATGCAGTACTTACCTCATTAGCGCAAAAGCCGGTCGTTTGCGCTAATGTCGGCGTGGTGGCAAGCAAGACGGTTGCAAGAGTAGCGATTGACAACTTGTTCATAGGTATTGATTTCCTTCCGTTGTGTTAACGTTCCAAATGTAACATAAAAAAAAGGCCCCCGAAAGGGCCTTTTTCCATCTTCCCATCCTTTTAGGCAAAAAGTCGAGGCATCAAGGCCTCGTCGTCTATTTTTAAGAGCAGGTCGTAAACGTCGCCACAGTCAGTTGCGAAAAGATCAGCAATGCTTTCAGCTAAGCCGGCTGAGGCTTCCTCGCTGTCCCGTTCGGCTAAGGCTAGCTCTTGCTTAGCAGCCTGTCGCCTCTGTTCTGTTGCACAAACTCTTTCCGAAGCAGCCTTGTATTGCTTGAACAACTCCGTTTTCCTTTCCGTTGGCTATCATCCCCTCGGACGTATGTATTACACGTCCTAGGCTGCTTTTGTATATGCCGAAAGTATAAGATGAGAGTCTATTTTGGACAAAGTGTTAGCCTGTTGGCTGCCTCAATTATAAGCTTGATTGATTTGTTCAACGTATCGTTGCCGCTGGCGTAGATGCCTACGGCAACGGTGTAGTGCTGACCGTCCTTGACTATGAACCCGCGACCGACGAGATAGCCGAGCTTGCGCACAACTTTGTTGCGCTTCATGCCGAGCAGCTTGGCAAGGCGCGCCGCCGTGACCTTCTGGCCCGACAGCGTGGCGATACAGACCGCGCGGCCGACCCAGAAATGCTCGACGAACTCCGCTGGCGACATAGTGCCGCAGAAGCCCTCCATCGCAATCTTGACGATATCGCGACTAAGCTCGGATACAGCAAGCCACTCGCGTTGCCTTGGAATGTCCATTGGTGAGTCCTTCCTGGGTTGCCACCAATGTATTACACCTAACGTATGTTGTCATTATCTTCAGGGACGCTACGCTGACGCGCCTCCGCCTCGCCTTCTTTCGTAGCTCGACCAGAAGGTCGTTCGGCATGCGGATTGATACGGTGGTCGTTCTGGATGATGTCCCGGGCATCGAGGGTGTAAACATTACGGCGCTGTAATGAACAATGGTGCAATTCACCTTATCCCCGAATCACTTGTCCCTTTCAAACGCCCTGTCCAGCCTGTCGCCGAGGCGGTTGATTGCCTCGGTAATCCTGGACTCGGTCAGTTCCAACATTTTGGCTGTGACGAATTCCTTAGCGGAATCAATCTTGTGCTGGCTTAAATCGCGTTCGACGGAGTTGATGCGACCATGCAGGGTCCGCACGTATGTCCCGACGAGCCCGCCGATTGTAAGCGCGACTGACACGCCGTAGTAGATAGCTGTAACCTCTGGCATGGTCGCAACGCCTTACGGCTTGGGTAGGTTGTTGATTTGCGTCGCGAGCGAGCGCAGACCGTCAACTAAGGCCACCTCGAACGACTTGCCTGCGGCAATATCGGCCTGGATGGAAGCTAAGACGGTTAGAACGGCGAACGCGAATGGCGCGCCGACCTCAACCATGGGGACCACGGGCGCGAGCGCGGGAACGAAGAACGCGACTGTCCCAAGCATGGGGAGCACGGCCTTAATTTGCGCTTCAATCGAGGCAAACGGAAAGGAAGAAAAGCTAGGAAGGGTAACTGTTGTCATAGGGGGTGTGTCTTTCGTAGGTTGAGGCGCCGGAATTGGCGCGGGGGGAGGAGGCGTAACCGCGACGGGAGCCGGCTGAATAGGCGCAGGCGCGGGCTGGGGTGCGGGAACGGGCGCAGGCACGGGTTGAATAGGAGCAACCGGCATTAGCTTTTGGATGATAGGCATAGTCCCGCACTGGGTGTCCGTCATGGAATCGTTAAAGTGGCCGTCAGAGTCGTACTTTCCGACTTGCTGAAGGTTCGTCCATGCCCAATTGTAGGGGCTGTTTTCGTTGTGGAACTTTTCGTATCCGTCGCCGTTATACTCTTCTGTCTCAAAGCCCACGCGCTCGACAGGCCAATCCTTAATCTTGTCTAGCCCGCGCTGTTTGAGGGCGTCGATAGCCGACTCGAACCATTCATAAGGGAAATGGCCGGATGCAGGCATGGCAACGGGCCGACCGGCGGGCACGTGATGCGTGCGCTCGGCGAGGGAGTCCCCATTGTGAAGGTGCGTCTTAAAGTCGAGGTCGGACTCCCTGTAATGGATTGCCGCGACAAAATACCACGGAGTCCCTATAGCCGCCTCGACGCGCTCATAGTCCGCCTTGCGGGCGAGGATACGCTTGCAAATGGAGTCGAGCGCGGCAACGCGGCCAGGCTCGACCACCATCTTGTCAAACATCGCGCGATAGCCGGCGCGAGCGGTCTCAAATGTGATGGCCATTGTTTATTTAGCCTGCGGGAGCACGAAAGCGACAAGTCCGCCGAGGCCTGTCCCGACAAGCATAACGTCGTGAAGGATACCCGAGTCGAGGGTTAAGCCGAAAGCGGAAAGCATCGCAGCCGCTCCGGCATAGGTCGAGGGCTCCTGCAATCGAGCAGCAAGCCACGAAAGATTAACTTTGTTCATAAGTAGGATTCCTTACATCGCTGCGGTGCGCGATTTCTCGATTAGGTTGGTCCCGTTGCCGCGAAACGAGATGATGAAAGTTTTCGCCGACACAGTCCCCGTTGCGAGGACGCCTGTCGTCACGAATCCTGTCCCGAAAGTAATGTTGTAGGAGCTTGTCCCGCTCGTGGTCACAATCAGGTCGAGGTTTGCGACGGGCGTCGAGTTCGCGTTTAGCGTCACCGCGCCTGTCGGGGTAATGGCAAACACGTCACTTACAGCCGGGTCGAGGACAACAGTTCCCGTAGTCCCGAGGGTCGTCACAGCGCTGTTGCGCGTTTGGGCGATAGTGGGGAGCCCGGTTAATTCGCTGAAAACAATATCATCCCACGAGGCGTCAAAATCGGTTCCCGAGTTTTTGGTAAGAGCTTGCCCGGTCGTTCCAGCCCGCGGCATGCCACTTGACTGCCAAGCAAGGGCGAAATCCGAGGAACTTGACTTAGCTAGAACAGCGTCGGTCGCGCCGCCAGTTGGAACGTCGCTAGGCACCACAAGGATTGTCTTGTAATAGTTGTGCATAGCGCCGTCGTTGGCGTTCGGGTCAAACGTGGCATTGCTCGTGTGAGACCATATGACGACGTAGACGGATGACAGACTCGAAACGTAAAACACGTCGTTAAGCGAGTACGGTGTATTCGCCGCCCACGCGCCGCGGAAATTCAACGCCACCTGCGGGAGCGTAAACGTGTAAGTGTTGGAATTGGTCATAGTGACCAAAATCGAGTTGGAACTAGGCTGCGTAATTGACGCAATGCCAACACCAACGGTTAGGGCTTCCTGAGCCCTCATGCGTGCCAACCACGCCCAGTTGTTACCGTCGCATTCGGTGTCGGTCAGTAATCGATTGACGCCAGAGCCCCAGGCTCCACTGTTTTTAAAAATCGGGTCGGCCATTATTGCGGTGCTCCTTGCGGTGCGGGCGGAAGCCCGGGGTCCGGCTTGTATTTCTGTATCTTGCCTGTCGGTCCGAATTGGTCCGCGATGGTCCCGGTGTTCTTGCCGGCAATCCAATTGCGCGAACCGTGTAAAAGAATGTCAGGCGATTTTCCTAAAAGCACCACGGCGGGAGGGCGAGTAGACGTCCCCGCGTTCCATGCGGGCTTAGTCGGGTCGACTGGCTCCATAAAACTTGATGTGGCGTGTCCATTTTTATCGCGCTTAAAATCGATGAATGCGACGACATTGGCAGGATTTCCGGTATCCACAGTGACCCCGGTGAAAACCTGGAACTCAGACATTTCGACGTGGTATATACTGCCTGTCTGGTCCGGCGTAGCTGGAAGCCCGAACTGATAGCCTAACGTAGGAACGGCAGAGGGGGCTACGTTGAAAGTTATCGGGTCGCTGCTCGTTCCGGTATTGCAGTTTGGCAAGTTGCCACCCGGCGAGAACGTTCCAGGTGCGGGGTTGGTAGAATCCGCAGGGTACACTTGAGGCACAAGTTGCGGAAGCGGAAGGGCGTACGGCGGCTGCGGGGTTGATGCTACCGTCATAGCCCCGTTAGTGATAACCGCGTTGAGGTCGCTTCCGCCAACGAAATTAGGAAAAGCGCCAGACGTGCCGTTATAATTGACGCCATCCAGCGCGACCCACATACGGTTATATGACGTTACGCAATCAGGTATGGTCGCGCCTGCCGAGTTCGTTGAAACGGCGCCGCTCAAATCAAACGAAACCAAAAGATGATGCCATTTGTCGGCAAAGTCTGAAGCGTTTACGCTTACGCTAAACTGATACGACTGCGGCCCAACAGGGGCATCGTACTCTGACCACAGTATGTCGGCATTCGAATATGAACCGGAGTCAGTAAAATGAAGGGTGACGCTCGACACTACCTTGTTGCCGGTAACCACAGGAATTGCCGTCGCCTGAATGTTGCCGACAACAGAGACGACTAGGTTGCCGGAGCCGTCGAAAGTTGAAGACACTCCAAGATAGCTAGGGTCGATATATGCGTTGCCTGCGCTTACCCCTTTGTATGAAATAACAGGCGATGTGACGTGTCCATTTGTGTCCACGGTAATACTGTAATAAAAATTGACAGAACCCCATGAGGTTGCTTGCTGATTTATTACGGGCTCCGTCAGAGGTTGGCCAAACGTTACCAGCGGTATAATACCGGCAAGGTGGGTCGGGTTAAGCTGGTTTGCTGCCGCGCATGCGGTTAGTGACGTCCCCGGCACTCGGAACCACATCGACAAGACAGCCTTTGTAAAATTTGGCAGTGTGGACGATGCTTTGTTCAAATAACTCATTACGTCGCCCCATTGAAAAACTCGACGGCCAAGCCATCACCCCAATTTATGTTCACAATGTTTTGAAACGGGTCGAGGCGCACAGGGTCGGGATTGCCGTTGGTATCGATCGGCAATGTTGCGCCTTGCGTGTCGTGATAGTTGATGTCGCCCCAGGTCGGGTTATACGGGTCCGTTGTGTCGTTCAACGCAACGCCTGGGTCGTTGCCTCCTATGTGGTAGGACCGAACTTGCGTGTAATCCCCGCGCTGTTTCTTAGCGCCCTTCATGGCAAGGATATCGACAAGCTCAACGTCTACCCACGGCGCCGAGTTCTGGTCGTTTACGTTGTCCCTGTTGTACCGGACGACGTGAGTTTTGCGATGCCCTTGGTTGTTTACGTTGTATGCGGGGTCGGCCGTAGCAAGCTGCGGCGCGGGGTCTTGATTGTGAAGATTCCACGACGAATGCCAGTCGGCATTTTTGATAGTGAGTTTATCGATGCGCTCGACATCAACCGAATTGGTGTCGTCGGCCGAAAATTTCCCGCCAGCGTCAAGCGATTGGTTTTTCACCGTGTGCGTATGGACGGTGCGCGCGTTTAACGCTAGTGAATTGTTAAACGTCCTCTTGTACCTCTGCGCCTTGTTTGGGTCGCCGAACGTTATGTCCACTATGACCGGGATATCAACGTAACTTGTCGGGTTCGACGGGTTCGGGTCGTTTGGGTCAATTAGGCGTTTGAGCTTGACCGTCCGCGCAATCTCGTTAGCCACTGAACGGAGTCCCATCAGCCTGCAATTCGGACTCCTTCGCGTCAGCGTAATTCGAAAAGCTGTACGAATAAGAAATGGAACCGCTAACGACAGACCCACCCCCCGATACAACAAGCGTCACGTTTGTTGACGGCAACGGGACCGAGGCGACACCCTTTATCGGCTCAGTTCCAATATCGGCGAATGGCCGGACAATCTGTTCAAGAGATGACATTAGGTTATCGCCAAGTCTGCTTGTTTCGGTATCGAAAGAGGTGTCACGTTAATATCGTACTCAGCCGCGAAGGGTCCGTTTTGAACCGGCAACAGTGCCAACGTGTAGACCGATTGCGTTTGAGCGACCATCTGTTGGAATTGCGCAATAACATCTTGCGCCTTGCTGGCCAGCGTCAGAACTCCATCCACAAAGTTTCCGTGATTGCCGCCAATGGTTATGCCATTAGGAGCAGTTGAAAACGTGACGAACGAATTGCCCACAACGGCCGCGTCCTTCGTGAGAGGGAATATAAGGCCATCGTCTACAACGCCATCCAGAGGCGCGGAGTAACCAACGTCGCTCGTCACAAGGATAGCGGTGCTTCCCGTGTATGCCTGATATCCGACAACGTAATTCGTGCAATACTCTGGAGTGCCGGTAACGGACGAAGGCGAACCGCCGTTGCCGACCGCACACGCAATCTTGATGTTGCCGATAAGCGTACCGCGGTCTCCGTCGCCCGACAGAACGGACTCGACCACCTTGCCAGTGGCGCTTCCGCCCGACGTGCGCAAGCGATGGTCGGTGACATTGACTGTATTGCGCAGCGTTATCCCGAGGGCCTTTTCGAACTGACAGTCAAAGCTCACCTCGAAAGGCCTCGACCGCTGAACGATATGCGCGCGCGCCCGACATAGAAGGTTTTCGATTGACCAGTGCCCGCGGTCCTGCGGGAAATAAGACCTTCGCGACAGGTCCCCAATCGGAGCCGGATTTAGCATCAGGCTGTACCAAAGTTGACCAGTCGTCGGGTCGCTTGCGAACTGGTCAAACGTCGCAGCCGTTCGGTGACCGAGCGCGACGCGGTACATGTTGCCGTTAGGCGCATAGACCATGTCGCCGGCAACTAGGATTTCTCCGCCAGCAACCCAGTTGCCGCGGAAATTCGGAACGTTTACGTATAGCCTCGGACCGTCGTGCGGGTCCGCGATTCGTACATATTGTATTTGTCCCATGAACGGATTGTATGGATTAAACGAGCCGCCTGTATTTCCTGAAATAACTACCTTGTAGTATACGCCGCCGCCGCCATAAAAGTTTATTCCGGCGTCAAAGAATGTCCAGGCTTGCCACGCGCCTGCTGTTCCTATCTGGTCAAAAAACGGAAGCGACATGTGGTCGCGCAAGACTTGCCAGCCATACGCCCCATTGCCCGTAGTGAAAAGGTCGTACAAGTAATATTGCGTATTGGGCGCCCACTCGCCTCGGAAATTTCCGTAAGGCCCTTCAATTCCGACATTGCCCTCAAGGTGAATTTCCTCGGAATCCTGCGAAAAGTTAGCAGCCGTTCCGCCTGGGTCGGTAAACACGGGTTGAAGGTCTGTGCCCAGAATGAAGCGAACATTTTCGGTACGCTGGCGCTTAGCCTCATAGTTGAGGACAAGCATGGTTTTGACGGACCACCCGTAAAAAGCTTGTTTTGTAATGGTGTAGCTTCCGCTCGCGGCTATACCCTTGTCCTCGTCGCCCTCAACCGCCACGCTTTTCTCGTCGGTCGTAACCTCAAGTATAGCGCCCGGACTCCTCCCTAAGCCACCTGGGCCGATAGAAAAATATCCTCCAGGGGATGAAGCGCTCAAGTTGGAATTCCAATTCATCACATCGTCGAAATGATGTGTCTCCTCCTTGTTTTCGAAATTCCAAGCGTAGGATACTGAAGTCATTGCCGGCTTAGTATCAAAGGCTTGCGCGTGTTTGACTGACCACCCCGAGCCAATATCGGTGCCCGCCTTTGGCCACGAGCTCAATAGACCAGCGCCGCTTATGGCATTAAACACCTGCCCGCCCATATCAATCGTGCCGACCGCGTACTGAACCCAATTCACAGTTGAGTTGACGTAAACGGATTTAAGCGGCGGTTTGCCAATGGCCGTTTTGAAATTGTCGTAAAGCACGTCGCTAGTTGACAGCGTAACGGTACCGGCCTCGCCCGTAATGTAATCCGACGTTGTGACGGTCAAGCTTACCGGGTCAACGTGCCATGCGGCCGAATAGCCTTCCAGCACCTCGTCGGGGTCGAGCCTGCGTTCCTCGCGAACCCAGACCGGGTCGTAGTACGGCCGCACCATCAGCGTTGAGGCAATCGCGCGCTTTTGGTTGAGCATGTCGAGCGGTTGCGCCGTGAAATGCAGCGTGACGGTTTCCGACTCCATGTCGGCAGGTATAGAGACCAAGCGCCCGAAAAATAGCGGGACAACCGTCGTGTCGAGCTTCCGATACGAAAACCAAGCCCACTGCTGCCGACCGGAAGCCAGAAGCCCGGTGAAGGGATTAGGTATCTCGATTTCAAGGATAGCGCACTGGGACTCTTTCCACTCGCGTTTGAACCTAAGAATGGGCGTATCGACGCGTTGATGCTGCGGGCCGAACGTCGTCTCGCTTGGGTCTGCCCAGGCAAAGAAGAAGGGCCCGGCAGTTGCGGGGGACCCGTGGACGGAAGCTTGCCCGTCCGCATGCCCTGCCGCGCCGACCGTGGCCGCACCGCCGCCAGATACAGAGGCTTGGCCGTCAGCCTCGCCCGCGCTAGGGCCCGCCGTGGTTCCCGCAACGCTCGCTTGTCCGTCAGCGTGGCCTGTAGAGTGAGCCGCCGAACGGCCAACGCCAGAGACACTCGACGTGCCGTCAGCCGCGCCTCCGGAGGCGCGTACAGTGCGACTAGCCCCTGATACAGCAGCTTGCCCGTCAGCGTGCCCGGCGCCGCTTGTAGAACCGCCGCCGCCAGATACAGAGGCTTGGCCGTCAGCCTCGCCCGCGCCTTTGCCAAGCGCAGCACCGCCGCCAGAGACGGAAGACGTCCCGTCTGCATTGCCGGTGCCGTGGCCGCCTGTCGTCGAATAGCCGGTGCCAGATACCGAAGCAGAACCATCAGCCTCGCCAGCGCCGCTATGGACGATGATAGAGGAGCCGCTTAGCCCTGCCGCCATTACGGCTTGCGCCGTTTGCGGGTACCAGAAATCCCACGGATTGCGCGCCCACTCGGCAAGCTGTGCAACGGTCAAAAACGAATTGACCGAGTACATAGCCGCGGCGATTTGAGACGACGAGGAGTCCGCGAAGGACGCAACGCCACCGATAGAGAGCCCGCCGTTTGTTGTAGCGCCGGGCGCGACGTTCGAACCCGTTACCGAGCCGAGGTCAACGATGGCGCCCGTCTTCAAATCGACGATGACGTCGTTGACAACGCCTTGGCCGCCTACCTGCTTGTACGAAGCGGCACAGAAATACCATCCGCCAGCGGTAAGCTGAGGCCCGAAAAAGTAACTCGACGGACTAATGCCAATCCCAAGCTGCGGAGTGGCGTTGAATCCAAGGTCTGCGCTTGCCGTGCTTTGCCCGTTATTGTCGAGCAGGCGGTTTGCTGTGCCGATAGACGTATTCATTCGGAAGATAACGCCAAACGTTATCGACGTTGGCGTTTCAACCGGAATAGGAAATTGATTGTAGGCGTATTGACCGTGCGGGTAGTTGACGACCGGGCCGAGCAAGCCGTCGATTTTAGAGACTTGGCCTGTACCCTGCGATGCCACGGCGGCATTGAGCAGCGAAATCATGCTGCCTTGGCCGCCGCCGGCAATGGCTGAAACTCTGACGCCGCCCCCTAGGCTCGCAACATGCGAGGGGTCGTACCCCGGTAGTCTGCTGCCAGGGTACGAAAAGGAATTGCGGAGAGGTCGCGTCAGAGCCATTTGATTCGACCTTTTAGTTATTCAGGTTTTGGTTATAGGTCCGATATTTGACCGTCTGAGTGCCGGACGTAAGCGAGAATCCGCTGTTGTTCTGCATGGCAAGACGGAAGCTTCCGGGCGGGATAACAATCGGGTTGCCGAAATTGTTGCCGTACATGTTGGTCTGAGACGCGGCGGCGACCAGAGGAAACACGAAACACGGCGCGAAGGTAGGCGTAAGGCTTGCCGCCGTGCCCGCGGTAAACTGCCCATCCCCGTATGTAGTCGCGTCTTGATTGAGTAGGTAAAGCCAGAACGCGATATTCGCGCCAGCGGCAATCGTGCTCGACGCGATGACCAGCTTAAAAGATATGTCCATAAACTGGTCGAGATTAGTGCCGTTGGCTATGTCGGCAACTGATGAAACAACCGACTGACCGTTAGTCATGCTCGCCATGTCCGCGGAGTTGATGCCCGTCGTCCATGTGAGTCCGACCCCGTTTCCTGCGGTCCATGCTGTACGGCTCGTCATGTGTTATTCCCTTCTATGGTTTGACTGCCGAAAAGTAGAACCCGCCCGATCGAGACCGAGCGGGAAAGTATCTTAGTTTTCTGTGATGCCGGTTGTCGTGGTGAGTTCCGGCGTAACGCCAGTCGACACAACGATATTCGGCGTAATCGGGCCGCGATAGAGAATCTTCGCGGTGCCGCTCGACGCGGTGCAGACCGAGAAATAAGTCTCGGTTTCCGAACCGCCAGTGGCCGCAGGGAAAATGACGGTTGCGGCCGGGTTGACGGTGTTCGCCGACACTGTCCAGCCGCCCGATGTGCGCGCAACAGCGACGCGGGCATAGGACGTATAAGCTGCCTCTGACGTCTGACAGTTGCCGCCAGTGCCTGGGTCGGCAGTGTGCAGCGTAACATACAGGTTCGTCAGCGGGGAACTCGAAGCGTTATCGGCAATGTTGCCAATGCCGCTCGCGTTGAAGATAAGCTTTAGAATGTCGTTCTCAAACGTGCTGGCCTTACCACCGGCTGCCATTGCGGCAACGGGAGCAAGAACAAGAACGGTAGCAAGTAGCAGTCTCTTAATCATGGTTGTTAAACCTCCACTAGTTCGAGGGCCGAGACATACTCGTGCCCCCATTCATCAAAGTCAGTCGAATAGTCCTGTATCAGGACCGTGAATTGCGGGCGATAGTGCACAAACCCGTTGCCGTCAGAATAGGACGTGCCGCTTACTACGGCGCGTCCGGGAGCGCCAGTCTGCCCGGTAGGGTAAACAAGCTCTGCGGGCCATTGGACGGCAACTTGCCGCCCTGGCCAAATGGTGTCGAGCGCGGGTCCTTCCGCATCGTTGAATGAAACTTTCAAATTGTATTTTCGGAACTGGGCAAAGGACAAATCAACAGCGTCGCCATTGACGGTGCGCCGTATCTGGGCCGCCTCTTTGACCGGCTTAAGCGAGGCTTTGAGAAACCGCCCGCTATAGAGCGGAATGCCCATACCTGTGATGACGAGAAGCGTGTCGGCCATTTTAAATGGTCCCCGGCAAATATTTCTGGATTGAGCTGTCAATCAAAGTGTTGACCGAGTTAGGGTGCGATTGGCTATCCGCGCCGAATAAGGTGCTAAACGCTGTGATGCCTTGGTCAGTCCGGAATTCTACGCCAAAGACCGCATTGCCAGTGGGAACGATACTCAGGAAACTATTGTTTCCCTGGGAGCCCAACGGGGACTGCCCGCCAGATAGCCAATCGCCGTATTTCGTAAGG